CCTTGAATAAGACTACCTAACTATATTACACTAAAACTTTAAAGATACCCGATATACAAAGAGCCTATATGTAGTTGGCCTTACATGTACAACCTCTAAGTAACGGCCCTTAAAGTAGATAAGAATAGCGTACTGTATGTACGCATAGGATGTCGTATAAGGAGAAAATAAAAATGGCATTTTCATCTGTATCAGGCTACGGCAACCTGCCTAATGGTAATTTTTCACCAATTATCTACTCTAAGCAGGTACAAGTAGCTTTCAGAAAGGCTTCCATTGTTGAAGCTATTTCTAATAGTGACTACTTTGGCGAGATCGCAAATATGGGCGATAGCGTTAAAATAATTAAGGAACCAGAAATCACGGTTAAAGCGTATACTCGTGGTACAACGATTACTCCGCAAGACTTAGATGATGAAGAGTTCTCTCTTACCATTGACAAAGCAAATTACTTTGCATTTAAAGTCGATGATATTGAAGAGGCACACTCACACATCAACTTTCAACAACTTGCTACAGATCGTGCAGCCTATAGATTAGCCGACCAATTCGATCAAGACGCATTGGGATACTTAGCTGGCTTTAAGCAATCTGCATTACATGGTAACGCTAGTGCTGTTAACACAACTGCCAACGGGGTTAAAGCTGTATCAACAGCAGGTACTGACGAACTTTTAGCTTCTATGAAAATAGATGCTTCTGAGTTTGGTGGTTCTGCTAACAACTCAGTAGGTATTTCAGCCAGAGCTGGTGGAGCAACATCTGCTACTCCGGGTTCAGGAAACTGTCACCCACTGCAAATTATAGCTCGAATGGCTCGTTTACTAGACCAACAAAATGTTGACACTAACAATCGTTGGCTAGTTGTAGATCCAGTTTTCTGCGAAGTCTTAAAGGATGAAGATTCACGTCTTCTAAATGGAGATTTTGGAGGAAGCGGTTTACAAAATGGTCTTATACTAAATAACCTTCATGGTTTTAAAGTATATATGTCTAACAATTTACCTTCTGTTGGAACAGGCCCATCAACTACTGGTGGTACAAACTCATCTAACTATGGTGTAATTGTTTCTGGTCATTCTTCTGCTGTAGCAACCGCTGAGCAGATTAATAAAACTGAGACATATCGAGATCCAGATAGCTTTGCCGACATTGTTCGGGGAATGCATTTGTACGGACGTAAAATTCTTAGACCCGAGGGTTTAAGTGTTGCTCGTTATAATTTAGTTTAAGGGAGGGATTGAAAAATGGCTACAATTACTGCTCAAGTATCAACCCCACGTGGCGCAAGTATGCGTGGAAGAAAACCATTCATGCACGAAACCACATTAGATTTCGCAGCGGCAACCGCTTCTAAAGGTACTGCACTAGCTTCTGCTGACATCTTTCAAGTAATGACTATTCCTGCTAATCATGCAATTCTTGATGCGGGTATACAAGTTACTACAATCCACGCAGGTACTTCGACTGACCTAGCTATAGATTTAGGTGTTACAGGTATTGACGCTGACGCTTTTGTTGACGCATTTGATATGGATGCAAAAGCTGTTGGAGTTTATGCAGTAGGCGCTGGTAATGGGGCAGTTGCTCCACAGGCTGCTGCCGATACACTTGACATTTTATTTCAAGCTATGACAGGATCAACAACTGCTGGCGCAGTTCGTGTCTATGCTGTTTTAATGGATATGAGTGAACTAGGTTCAGTAGGTGCTGAAGAAGTAGATCGTGATACACTCGCGTAATACATAATGTTTGGGGTAGGGTTAGCGCTCTACCCCTTTCATACTTAAGGAATATTAAATGGCTACAACATTTCTTACCTTAGTTAACGATGTTAATAAGAGGCTCAATGAAGTAGAACTAACCAGTTCTAACTTTGCTAGTACGACTGGTTTTTATTCACATATTAAAGATGCTGTAAATTCTTCTATACGTTATATAAATGAACAGGAGTATGAATGGCCGTTTAATCATGCAGAAAAACAACAAACACTTACTGCTGGAACAACAAGGTACTCTTTTCCTACGGACACAAAAACTATCGATTTTGATTCTTTTAGAATTAAAGAAAGTACAGTGCTAGGAAACGACACTAAAAAACTAGCGGTTATTACTTACGATGAATACCTAGAAAAATATGTAGATCAAGAGTATGCTGCAACACAACAACGTGCTTTACCTAGACTTGTATTTCATGGTCCTGATGAAAAGTACGGAGTAGTTCAAGCACCTGATCAGGCTTATACATTAGTATTTGATTATTTTACATTTGCCGATGATCTAGCTGCACATGGGGACACGATGGTTATTCCAGATAGATTTAAACATGTTGTTATAAACGGAGCAATGTATCATGCCTATATGTTTAGAGGCAACTCGCAAGATGCTCTTATAACTAGAGAAGAAACAGACGAAGGCATAAAGGCTATGCGATCTCTTTTAATTAATAGATACCACTACATGAGATCTTACATGATACCAGCAGCAACAGGTGGAGGTCGTAGAGTAGGTTCCTCTAGAACTACGGCAGGTTCAAGTTTGGATAGTCTATAATGCCTGACGCATGGGAGACATTTAGAATAGAGTTTAAGGGTGGCTTAGTAACTAATCTTAGCCCTCTTCAACAAGCTATAAATGCTCCCGGCTCTGCTAGAATACTACGTAACTACGAACCTTCTATTGATGGTGGTTACAAAAGAGTACAGGGTTATGCTAAGTTTGATAGTGTGATCATGCCTCCCTATGGTAATCCAGTTGTTAATGGTGCTAGTCAAACTGGTACTACTTTAAATGTAGGAGCAATACATACAACACCTGCTGTTGGAGATACATTAACTATAGCAGGTATTTCAGGTACATACACAGTAGCTTCTGGTGGGGTTTCTTATACTGCTAGTAAAAATATAGTAACATTAACGCTTACAGGTTCACTGGCAGCTAGTCCTGCTAATGGTGCAGTTATAACCTTTGTTAGTGTAACAGGTACAAACTATGCTAATGGCATTACGTATTTTAATAACAAAGCTGTTGTAGCACTCAATGCAGACATACTTGAAACTTCAGGTAGTGGCTACACAAAAATAAATAAACCTAATTATGGTACGCCATTAGTAGATGGAGCGAGTCAATCTGGTACAACATTAGTGGCTGATGCTTTTAATACGTTGCCACAAGTAGGTGATGTATTTACAATAGCAAATGCAGATGGTAGTAGTTTAGCCGCTATCAATAAGGTGTATACGATTACTACTGCTGTATCTTCTTATTCTGATGCAGGTACTAAAGAAGTAAATATAGTTATTGATCCTGCATTAGCCAGTAGTCCAGCCGATAACGCTAAATTAACATTCATATCTAGCGATAGAGAAGGCGCAATTAACACACGTTTTGACACAGTAGACTTTACAGGTACTAAAGTATTAATAATAGTAGATGGTGTTAATGCTCCTGCAATATATAATAGTACAACCTTTACAGTACTAGACAGTGCCCCAACGGATGTGATAGGAGCAAAAATAGTTGCCACACATAAGAACCATGTGTTCTATGGTAAAGGTCGAATATTAAGTTTTAATGCGCCATTAAGTACGACAGATTTTCAAAGTGGTAATGGTGCTGGTAGCATTGGCTTAGACAACGATATTGTTGCAATTAAAAGTTTTAGAGATCAACTTATAATATTTACAGATTCATCTATCTTTAGATTAAATGGTAATGTTTTAGCTGATTTTAATTTACAACCCATAACACGAAACATTGGATGTACGCAAACAGACAGTGTACAGGAAATAGGTGGTGATGTAGTATTCATGGCTCCCGATGGATTAAGACTTCTTAGTGCTACAGAACGTATTGGCGACTTTGGACTAGCTCCAATCTCTAAAAAAATACAGGGAACTTTTAATGATTTCGTTAACGTACACACTGACTTTTTTAGTTTGGTTATACGAAATAAATCTCAGTACAGACTCTTAGGTTGGAATGATAACTTTACAAGACCCAATGCACAGGGTATATTGTTTACACAATTTGCTTCTCCGGGTGAGGCTTCTGTTATTGACTTTGCAGAAACCAGAGGTATACAGGCAACAGCTTGTGCAAGTGTATATTCAGGAACAACTGAGTTTGTTTTGTTCGCAGGTAAAGAAGGTTTTTTACATAGGATGGAAAATGACACGTCTAGTTTTGACGGGAATAATATAGCAACTACCTTTGCTACTCCCTTCTATCCTATCAACGATCCACGTATAAGAAAGACAATATACAAAGCGCAGTTCTACTTAGACCCAGAAGGAAGAGTAAACTTTAATCTAAACTTAAAATTTGACTTTGATGAAAGCGGTGCAGTAGTTATGCCAGCAGTTACATTTACCAATGCTACAAGTAACGCTTCTCAATTTTATGGCATCGGCGCATACGGATCTGCGACATTTGGCGCTAAGTTACAAAAAGTATTTTCTGCACAGGCTTTCGGTTCCGGTAGAACTGTGTCTGCACAATTTGAAGCGGATAACAATACGGACGTTCCATATGCGCTTGACGCATTGACATTAGAATATGCAACACATGCAAGAAGGTAATTAAAAATGGGAACAGGATATACACGTAACGATTCATCTAACAATATTGCTGATGGTAATATTATTAATGCTTCTGATCTTGATGGCGAATTTAATGCTATTGTAAGTGCCTTTGGTACAACAGGACACACCCATGATGGTACTGTTGCCGAAGGTGGGTCAATAACTAAATTAGGACCGGGACAACAATTAACTATAGCCTCCACTAGCATAACACCTTCTTCTGATGGGGTGTTTGATTTAGGAACAGATCTATTAGAGTTTAAAGATTTATACATAAATGGAGTAGCGTACTTAGACGCTATTGACTTAGCTGGCACAACTATCACACCTTCTGCTGCTGAAATTAATATATTAAAAGGTACTACGGCTGCGGCTACTGGTGTAACTATTGCTACTACAGATAAATTTATTATCAATGATGGTGGTACAATGAAACAGCTTACGTTTAATGATTTAGAAACGTGGGTAGAATCTAACATTGATGCAGGTGTAAACTTAACAACTGTTGGTGCATTAGATGCAGGATCAATAACTTCAGGCTTTGGTAATATTGACAATGGTGCATCTAATATAACGTCAGGTGGTTTGTTAAAGATAGATGTAGATGCTGATGCAGATGATCTAACAGGTGACAGTGCTACTGGTAGACTTACATTAGGTGCAGGTGAAGATCTAAACATATATCATGGTGGTACTAATTCTTACATAGTAAACGATACTGGTGATTTAATTATTGACACTGTAGGAGACATTATTTTAGATGCTGATGGTGCTGATATAGTATTAAAAGATGCGGGTACACAGTATGCTTCACTAACTAATAGTTCTGGTGATCTTGTAGTTAAGTCAGGAACAACTACAGCACTTACAATGTCTGGTGCTAATGTTACTGTTGCAGGAGACTTAACAATATCCGGTGATGATTTAACTATGGGTACAAATACTGCTGGTATGTTACTTATAGCAGATGGAACAAACTTTAACCCTACTGCTGTAACTGCCTTAAGTGCAATATCATCAGTAGCTAATGACGATATATTTCTTGCAATAGATACATCGGGTGGTGGTCTTAAGAAAATAGCTAGAAGTGTCATTGTGTCAGGTCTTGCAACATCTGCTGCAATTAGTAATGTTGCAGAAGATAGCAACCCTGCATTAGGTGGTGATTTAGATACCAATTCTAATAATATAAAATTTGATGATGCACATGGTATTAACGACGATAGCGGCAATGAGCTTATTGTATTTCAAAAAACAGCTACAGCAGTCAATCAGATTGACATTACTAATGCTGCTACAGGTAATGCACCAGAGGTATCAGCAACAGGCGGTGACTCAAACATTAGCCTTAAGCTAACACCTAAAGGTACAGGTCAGGTTGTATTAGATGGCAATGTAGGCATAGAGTCTGGATTAATAAGTCTTAAAAATGCCGGTGCCGTATCTGCATTACGTCTTTATTGTGAGTCATCTAATGCTCACTATGCTGCTCTTGTAGCCCCTGCCCACAGTGACTTTAGTGGTGATGTGACATTAACACTACCATCAACAACATCTACTATAGTAGGTGACACAGCTACACAAACTCTTACAAACAAAACTCTTACTAGCCCAGTACTTAATACAGGCGTTAGTGGTACAGCAGTTCTTGATGAAGATGATTTATCTACTAACTCTAACACACAACTAGCTACACAACAATCTATTAAAGCATACGTAGATTCACAAGCAGCTAATATGCAGTTTGTTTTAGAAGATGGTGACGGCACAGAATTACAGATAACAAAAGATAAGGAGCTTAAGTTTGTTGAAGGTGGCGGTATTGATATTAACTGGACAGACACTTCGCATGGAACAGATGGCGATCCATATGATTTAACTTTTACTGTTAATGCTGCACAGACAGGTATTACATCGTTACTTGCAACAAACATAAAGATAGGTGAAGATAACGAAACTAAGATAGACTTTGAAACTGCTGATGCTATTAACTTTTATGCGGGTAATGAAAAGCAATTAATATTAACAGACGGTGCACTAACACCGGGTACTAATGCGATTGTAGATTTAGGAACAGATGCATTAGAGTTTAAAGATGCTTACTTTGACGGAACAGTAGAAGCCGATGCCATAACTATAGCAGGAACTAATGTGAACTCAATCTTTAGTCCTATAGCAGGTGGTTCAAATATTGTTACAACGGGCGCTTTAAATGCAGGTTCTATTACTAGTGGCTTTACCTCTATAGATATTGGTGCTGGTGCGCTATCAACAACAGGCTCTGTTACTTTAGGTCCAACATCTTTTGGTGACAATAGCATTACTAATGTAGGAAACATTGCACTTGACAGCTTGACAGCAGACGGTTCATCCATTACAATTACTGGTAATACAACTTTTGCAGATGGTACATTTGATTTTAATATTGCTTCCCATGATGGTAGTAATGGACTTAAACTAGGTGGTACTCTTGTTACCGCGTCTGCTTCTGATATTAATGGAGCAGCAACAACAGGAAAAGCAATTGCTATGGCAATGGTATTTGGATAATTTAGGAGAGTGTTATGAAATCAATATGGGATATGTTTATGCAAAAGCAACTAGCATGGAAAAAAGAGTGGACTTTTGAACCCATGATTGGTGGCTATGGCTTAGAGAAATTAAATATAGAAACCGAAGAGGAAGTAATTAATGGCAAATCCTAATGTAGTAGCAGTATCATCGATTTTTGCGAAAACGGTTCTTGACGCAGATGTCGCTGCTTCTGCGGTGACTCTTCTAACTTGCGCTAGTAATAAACTGTGTAAGATAAACTCGTTAGTGATAGCAAATATTGATGGAACTAATAGCGCAACAATATCTGTTTGGATAACTAGAAGCAGTGCTGACCATTATTTACTTAAAACAGTAGCTGTTGCAGCAGACGCAACACTAGTTGCCCTAGATAAAAATATGGGACTATACCTCAACGAAAGCGATGTCCTTAAAATACAAGCAAGTGCTGCTGGAGATCTTAGTGCAGTACTATCTTACGAAGAAATAGATGACGCATAATGAAGTTTATTGGTGACATAGCTAAAGACGGGGAAGTTAAAGCTATTGCAGATGGTGCGATAACTGATGGTGCAACTGCAATTGTAAATGCAGATGGTACTGTTGCAGTAGTAGCTTCTACAACAAAAACACAAGCACTAGGTTCACAAGTAACATGGAGAGCAGCAGGTGGCGCTAACTTTGCGGCGGCTTTTGACAGTAATAGCGGTAAAGCGGTAGTATTTTCTGTGGGTAATGCATATGTAGGAACGGTAGATCCCAGCGATAATAGTATTAGTTTTGGGGATGTAGAAGAATACCAAACTGGAAATCATACTTATCAGGATAGTTGTTTTGATAGTAACAGCAATAGAATAGTTACTGTTTACGCAAATGCAAACAACAGTTCTTATGGTACAGTTGTTGTAGGATCTGTTTCAGGCACAGATATTACTTTTGGTACTCCTGTAGTATATATAAGTCAAAACGTTGGTGTAGGTCCCTGTATAGCTTTTGATAGTAATGTTAATAAAGTTGCAATGTTTAGTGAAGTCTCAGGCCAACAAATTACTATAGGAACAGTAGACCCTTCTGATAATAGCATTACCGTAGGCTCTAATATAACAATCCATGCAGCAGGTAGTGCTACTGGATACTGCGGTATAGCTTTTGATTCTTCTCAAAACAAAATGCTTTTTAGCTTTCAAAACGATGCAACTAATGGTCAGGCTAGGGTAGGCACGATAAGCTCTAGTGGTA